CGTTTTGCCCTTCTATTATTAACTGAAATATGTTTTACTACACACGACTAGGATGTGGTTCCCTATTCGCTTACTACACTCTGACTGATTCCTCAACCATACACACTATTATAAGCATTCAGGATGAGATGTCAAGAGATTTATTCGCCTAATGGCAATTCGTTACTTTTTGGAAAGTAGTTTAGATTCATCGCCTCTACTTCTATTTTTTCTTTGATAATGATTGAGATGTACTTCTTACAATCTTCAACTTCTATTTTATGCTTTTCGCACAAGTGAATGATTGCGTCCATATGCGAAATGTCACTTTTACTAACGACACCCTCAATGAGTTTGGTGAACTTTGCCTTAGTCATAAACTCCACTTCTTCTACTGGGGAGTTATCCTTCATCAACGGTCTCCACTTCTGGTTCTTGTGGAACATTTCCAATTTGCACATTTACCTTTATGGCATCAACTAACTGTGCGACTTCATTGTAAGGTTTAACGAGAAGATATTCAACTACTGCATTGAAGACTTCTTCTGGTATCATCGCTACTTTTTTTTGACCTTCGCTCATTCTTTTCTCCTATTCCATTTCCTTTGTCCACACAGCACCGAGGTCTGGGTAGAATGTTCCAACATCCCTACGGACGTTTCCTTTGGCATCGTATGCAAGTGCTAGGCATACTGTGCCTGTTGTACTCTCCATTAGGTTTCCGTATCGGTGGTCTAACCAGATACCATCTTTGATGTAGATTTTTAAGTTCTTAACATATGATTCAGTGACCTGAAACTCTTGACGCTGCTTAGAGTCTTTAGAATCTTTTTGACTCTTTAGACCAGAGAGAAGTTCTGTGTTGTACTTCAACCACTCTTTGACTTTGACATAACTGACAGCATGGTCATCAGGCAACGCAAGCACATCAGGGTGAACACTACTGTTCTTTGCTGGCGCACGTTTTGCTCTCGCTAGTGCAAGGCGTTCACTCGCTGCTGCTCTTTGCTCTGGTGTCATAGGTTTACGCTTTCGCTTTACTTTAAGTTGCTTGACACTTGAACCGAGTTCTTCGTGCAAGGCGCGTTTCTTTGCGTCACGTTTGTTAGCACGTTTCTGTGCTGGTGTCAGCAGATGTTCCATCTCAAGAGTTCCCATTATACTAATTTCACCAATCCATTATATGATTCAATCATAGACATCTTAAAGGTTCGCCAACCTATCTGGTCAACATCCCACACCAGAACATTATCTTGTTCGCGGGGGTCGTTGGGAAGTTCTTTCTTTTGATGCACTTCAGGTATTTCTGAGGTGACTAGTGTGGCATTCATCTCTCGCAGCGTACCATCCTTCTTGGTAAAGGATAAACTTACGACTCCAGTATATAGGTGTTTCATTACGAGTTCGTGTGTAGGTCTCAGACCTTCTTTCATTGGCATAACTATTTTCCTTAAACATCGGGGTGTTTCCCCGACTCACCTATACTATTATAAGCATCCAGAATGAGATAGCAAGCTCTTTATTTAGTTTTTATTGATACTCTAACTTTGACATTTTTTGGCATATTCACTTTAACATTTGCGTGACTATGATAAAGGATGAAATCTATCTGGGGAAACTCACTGAATAGGTCTCTCCAGATAGGTCGCCAGTTATCTAGCAACTTGTAGTTATTGCTAGGTGCGCGGTCACTTGATAGCACAACGTCTGTGTAAGAACGCATGTTAGTATCAAACAGAGAATCGAAACCGTACATGTGAATCTCGTCAGGTTGGTGGCGAACAGCAGAATAGTGAGCGGCAAGGTGACCGCAATTAAAGTTGGTCGCTGCCAATCCTGGGTCACCTAGATTACAATACTTTGGCACATGGGTGTAGAACTCGCGAATGTGGTGGGCGTGTTTTATGTAGAATGAGGGGTGCTGATCCATCCAGATTTTAGGTCTGTTTGCTAGAACCCATTGGTATGCATCAAGGTTTACAGAACCCTCTGTGAGTGCTGCCATCATTTTGAAGTCGCCTATGCATGCGGCATAAACATTCCTGACTTCGAACGGAGGGAGGTTACAGACGATAAGTTTTCCCTCTCTCTCCATGCGGATCGACTGGGGCATAAGTTGTGCGCTATCACCGTTACCAAGGATGTGGATTTTTTTCATAATAAATTCATCTGCCTTCTAATCTCGTCTTTGCCTTTATTACCTGTCCAATGCATGATGACAGGATTCTCTGGAACGTTATTATCTATATGGTCTAATCTTAGCACATTAAATCTATGGGGCGCGTCTGCTATCATCATCATCTTACGCATAGCGTCACCACCTATCATAGCATGCATCACTTCTTGATCTCCGCGATGCTCTTTCTTATCAGCGACAGACATCCACTGGCGTAGAACTGGGGGTCTTCCTTCAAATGCAACGACTCCAGTATTGTGCCAGTCACCGTTTTCTGGTCTGCGTTTAGTCCAAGGATGATCTTTAACCATCGTCAGTTTGTTGTGGACAACGTAGTTGAAAATTCCTTTGGGGTTTGCCATCACTTGGCAGTCGGTGTCCAACCAACAGACTCTATTGAACTCTTGGTGTGCTGCTTCAAGCATTGCTTCTATCTTTGAGAACCAACCGTTTGCTTTACAAGTGATAATGCGGTGAGCAAAACTGGACACGCTCGTAAGCATCTCTTCACTCATACCAAAGTCAGCAATGATTAACGGAGTCTTGGTATGGTTAGAGTAGTTATCAATAAACCAAGGCAACTGCCATTCGGTATTCTTATCGCAACCTGTTAAAAAACATTCGCTCATAGTAGTCTGTAAGTCTCCCCGTAGTTATGCTTTGCTCCGCAACCTTCAACTCTCTGTATGGTGCTGAAACTATCTCTCGCCTCAACTGGCCACGGATAGTATTCTTCCATGAAGTCAAAGTTTCTATTGGATAGAAATATGTCGGTTGGTTGTGCATGTTCCTTTGACTTATTTATCAAGGTCTTTGCAGCAGTTGGTTTTACAATGTATGCATGTGCGCCTGGGAGATACTGCTTTGAGATAAGGGTGTTGACTCCCAGCGTCTTTGGTTTTATGAAGTTGCCATAACTGGGTGCGCCTAAAGATAATACTCCCTTGAAGTTTAAGACCTCTGGAAGAAAGTCTGTGAAGACTGCATCGTGTTCAAGGATGAGAACGTCTTCGTTATTCTTCACTGCCCAGTGCCACAGATTTTGGTGTGAAAGAAAAGCAGACAGGCAGTTCTCAAAACGAGAATACTTTTCAACGAATCCTTTCGTTTCTATGCCGAGTTCTTTAGCAATTGAGTGGGGGTCGTGCTTGGGTGTGAATGCGTGTGACCGTTCTATTGACACACCATATTTCTGTCCCGACTTGATGCAGCGATTCGCACTCCTTACAGACTCTTCCATCCCATCTATTGTTATCACAAATGCTTTCATAGTTTAGTAGTCGTTGATATCCCTGCTTGGACGTTAGTGTAGTATGGATAGGTTACGCGCAACCAAGGGAAAACCTGGCGGCACATTATCGCATCGTTTGGCCACATACCTACTTCAAGAGTCTTCGCCAACAAGTCTTTAGCAGCATGGGGTCTTATTATGTATGCACTGTTTCCAGCGATGCCCATAGGCAGTGGAGGTTCACTAGCGTCATCTATTTGAGGAACCCGTTGTAGTCCAGTCTGCCCACTAATCATTGAGTTAAACTTCTGCCCCTTGCGAGTATTTCCGCGAGGGTCATTGAGTCCAATTACTCCCCACTCCTTATCAGCATATTCATCAGGATCAAACTTACGAGTAAAGTATGCGTCATGCTCAAGGACAACAATCGGTTCATCAAGGTCAACGCATTTCTTCCACAAACTAAAGTGACTCAGGGCGCATGCCTTAACTCTTCTCTGGTCAATCGCGGGATACTGTTTAAGATGTAACCCTGTGCGAAAGCATATGAATGTCTCGCCATTCTCAATCGGCCAAGTCCAACGAACACTATTACCAAAGACTTTACGCATAGCATCGGTAATAGAAGTCCCACCTTGATCTCCCTTTGGAACGACTGCTTCGAATCGTTCTAAAGAAATATTTGTGGATGTCGCCCGAACACTTTTCTCTAGGTCTTCAACCATTCTAACAGAGTCTGGATTGCCAGACATTGTTATTACAAAACTTTTCACATCTTCTGTCCTACAAATACATGATCTTTCCATCGGGCAGATCGCTCTTCCCAATTCCCGTTGTCGATCCAGTCAGCGATGACTCGCAGTCCTGACTCTTCTGCGATTGCTTTGAAAGAATCTGGATAGTATCGCCAGCAGTCTATTACATCATGAACCTTACCCGCTGATGGCGCGATGAGAATCATGTAATGTCCTTTCTTTAGGACTCGCGTCAACTCAGCAGCAGACCTAAAAGGATTTTTGATATGCTCAAATGTTTGACCAGATACGACAAGGTCAACCGAGTTATCAGGAAGGTCTATCTGGTAAGGGTGCGACATGAGGTGCGTGACATTAGGTGCTTCTGCAATATCTGCGATGTAGTAGTTCTTACAGATGTCGGAGAAGACTGTCTTGTATGAACGGTCACGGTCTACTTTAATATCTCGTCCACCTAAGTCTAAGATGGTGAGGTCTGTTCCTAAGTCGTGTTGAATCTTTGCTCTTGCGACTTGCATGTTATGATATGATGATGGATGCATTATGTTCTCTCAATACTAAATTGTGATGTTGGACCTTCTTGACGCAATGTAAGACTGTGAGATAATACAAACTCTTTCACTGCCTTTGTTACTCCTGCCTTACCATGCTTCTGGAATGGCCAAGCGTAATCGTCCCCAAGAATAAGTCCACCTTTTTTAACTACCTTGTAAGCGTTCTCCAAGTCTTGCAAGCAACCTTCATATGAATGGTCACCGTCAATGTAAATCCAGTCAAGTTTTCCTTCAAAGGTTTCAAACCATTCGTCAGATGTTTGACGATGAATTTTAACTTGCGGAGTTTCTTTAAATCGCTTCACGACTTGCTGATATGTCTTGTCGTAATATGCTTTGAAGTGTTCTTCTGTTTTACCACCAGTCAGTTTAGAATACCTCTCAAGGTATTGCTCGTAACTTCCATGCTCACCAGTGCTGTGTTGATATGCCTCCACTGACCAAGGGTCAACGAGGTGTAGTTCTTTAACACCACGCTTCAAGAATGCTGCGGAAGAGTTTGCTTTCCAAACTCCAATCTCCGCGCCAACAGAACCTTTGCTCACAAGGTACATAACGTCCTTCGAGTCTTTGTTAAAATCTGATCCCATCATTGTGTTTGTCTCCAATAGTTTTTCTTCGCACCAGAATCAAAATCGTAACCGAACATATCAATGTCTGCCTTGTACCAATCTGCGACTATCTGAATGGTCTTGTCTGTGTAAACATCCATGTATGTTCCTTCGTTCAATGCGGTGACGTTCCTTGCGCGAGACATCTGCGGAACTTTAAAGTACGCACACAGGTCTGAGTTCAAGTTTTCAAATCGCATCATGTCGCACATAAGATTCCCTTGAATGTCTGTGACATGGTCAACTGCTGGGAACCATCCGCGAATAGCGCGATGCCACATGTAGTCTTTGCCACCCCAGATAAAACGTTCCTCTAAAAAGTGTTCAAAGGAATCTATGTTGTGCTTGCCAACAGGTTCTTTCTTTTCAACTTCAATAACTTTCTTTGCAAAGAAGTAACGACTCACAACTCTGTCCCAAGGATTACGCGCAACTGCGAATGGGCGATAGAGACTTCGTGTGGGATAACTGATGTCCCTCCAACGCGCATGCTCATTGCCGTGATGATCGCCATTACGTTTCATGACTGTATGCAGACCTTCGGTGTATTTCTTAGAGATATGATTGTCGGGTGTTGCCACGACAAGGTAAGGTGCAAGCACAGGACTTTTCCGTATCGTCATCCCCGCGCACTTTGGCAAATGGATGAACAACCTCTTTTGGTTTTCAAATACCATTACTTCTTTTTCGCCTCATAGATTACGCTATCCTTAGACTTCCTCTGTGCCATTGCCTTGGAGTTTATTACTTCTAGACCCAACCCCTCAAGGAAGGTGACCATCTCGCCCCTGTCCACTTGTAGAGGGTCTGTCGCGTCTGATACTGTGTGGTTTGCCTGATAGGTGTAGTCGATGTAGAGTCTACCGTTCTCTGACAGTTGGTCTCGCCAAGTGATGATGGTTTCTTCGGGAGCCATAGAATGGTCAAACGCATTACTGTAAACGATGTCCCAGTAACCTTCCCACTCACTCTTACTATGGGTGAAGTCCCACTGGGTTGTCAACGGAAAAGAATCTGCTGTGTCGGATATCTCTGTGCCTAAAACTTCTGCATCAGGATAGCATTTCAAAAACATTTTCTGCTCTGCACCATTGCGCGTTCCGTGACAAAGGACGGTCTTTGCTTCACCCTTTAGGTTTGCAATTGCATCGACTACCTTAGAGTCAACATAGACATTATCTATCTTACGCTTGTTGCCTTCTGTCTGTGCTTTGACGTAGTGGTCGTAATCTTCATACTTAAATACTTTCATTCTTCAATATCCTTCATTAATGCTTTTACGTTTTCCCCACCGTTGGGGAGTTTGTCTTTGAGGAAGAAATGAATGAAGTGTGCTTCGGGTATCCTTTCATCCTTAACGCCTTTGTACAATGCGTTGTATTTCCAATTGATGTCTTGTACTTTCATACCCGACTTCTTGACCCACCAGTTTAGTAGTGTCTGGTCTGTTGACCACTTCCAGTGTCCATCGCCATCGATGAATCTCTTGAACTCAACTCTGTTTAAAAACTGACGAGAGTCTTGCCCCTTGAAGTAAGGAACGATAGACTTGTCCATTACAATCATTCCCATGTTGTAGAACTTTCCACCCAATCCGTTCCATTCCCAATCGACATCTTTGAGTCTTTCGTATTGCATGTGGGAGTAGTTGTGAATCTTCTTAGCATACTCGCTGGTGATAGGCATTTCCCTTTCAACGCATGCGCCAAAAGAGTAACCCTCTTTGAGTTGCTTAAAGATGGATGGGGAGTTGGGACGGATGTAAATGTCAGCATCGATAATTGCTATTTGGTCGTAGCGATCAAAGTAATCGAATGCTCTTTCTTTTTCATAGATAGGAAGAAACCCACCATGCTTAGTGTAGGATTCTTTGCTGCGATTGGTGGCGAAAATGTCTGGGCAGATACGCAACACTGGTTTGCGTAGTATTACATGATCTATCTTATGTATTTTACAATATGCTTTTACAGATTCAATGCAGTGTTCATAAAGGGCAGACTGCTGTCCAACAGCAACCTGAAATATCATTCGCTTCATCTAGATTCTCTATCGTCAGTTCTTCCTTACACTATTACTTATACGAGATAAATTAGTGGTCATTCTCTACATGAGAAGCAACGGGTATCGTCATCAACGCCAATTGTTCAATCTTGTCAAACATCTTTTTAACGTCAGATTCTAGATGGTCGAGTCTGATTGACTGCTCAACATCTTCAGGAAGTTGTCCGAGGTCACCTCTTGGCCAAAAGATACGAAACTCAGTGTTCTGGGCAATATCAACTTTGCCTCTCGCCATAGCATCTTCGAGTGACTCAATCCTATCGTTAAGAATAACATACTCGCCCACTAACAAAGATACTCCCACCGCGATAGCGATGAGATTCTTTAGTGGCATGCTTATTTCTGTTGACTCACTTACTGATAGAGGTTTATTATTTTTATCTTCTTCAGTATTGGGCAAGGGGTTCTCCGTCTGTTAGTTATTTGTCTCCGTTAGAACTAGTGTACAATCCAAACCAAGCAGCACCCGCACCAACGATGGTGCTTATGAGACCTGCTTGTGCTAGACTGGGTTCACCTAATTCCATGAACCATATTGTTGAGGCATAAAGTAAAACCATGTAGATAGAAATGAAAGCGCGAGGAAACAAACGCCATGCGTCAATTGTCTTCGCTGCGTGTATCCATTTCTGCCAAGGGTTTATTGAAGCATCCGATTCCAGTTCGCGTATTCTATCCTTGAGTTCATTATTCTCATGGAGAATTTCCATGAACTTATCAAGGTCTACGTCTACTTGGTTGCGGTCAAAATCTCCGTGGAAATGATTCTGAGGTTTATCATCCACTGACGTTTTCCATACGAGTCATCAGTCGTTCTGCTCTCTGACCGACTTGCTTGTACCAAACGCTGTCACGACCTTCAACTGCTGCGGTTGCCCAATCTTTGCGCTCCATAGCGGCAGTCATCTTCTTGAACTTACCCAGTCGGGTGCGTCCCATGTTGAAACACATGTTGACGAGGATTTCTTGAACCTCATCGGAAAAACCTTCCCACAAAGTCTTACCATACAAAGCAACGCATTCGCCAATGTGTAAGTCTAAGTCAAACTCAAACATCTCAACGACTCGCTCTTCACTTACTGGAGTCCCTAATGGCATGCGGTATTCTTCGTCACCCGAAAGGACAAGATGCCCAACTCCAAATGTGAGATATCCAAGGTGGTCTTCATAAATGGCGTAGACAACACCTTCGTCAATCTTTAGTTGCTCGTAGACATTTACTCTGCTTGTAGGGTTCATTTTCAATTTCCTTATTATTATTAGCGTCCATTCTATTTAGCGCAATTTATTTTCCAGCATCATTTCTTTTGTCATGATGTAGTCACGAACAAAGTCTGACCGAACAATATCTTGCCATCCAAACTCTATGGTGCTGAAGTTTTTCATCAGTTCCAATATTTTCAGGAACTCTTGGAGTCCGTTTTTATCTGCGTTCTTCACAAAGTCTGACTGATAGTAATCACCACAGAGGATGATGCGAGAGTCAACACCGAGTCTTGTGATTACCGAGTCAAGTTCATGGAAGGTTAAGTTCTGCATCTCATCAACAATAATGATTGAGTTGTCAAAGGTCTGTCCACGAATAAAAGATGTGGAGTGAAAGTTTATTACTTCCTGTTCTATCAACTGGTGGTATGCGCCCTTGAATGTAAACAGGTCTTCACACAGAGAAATGTATGGAGTCACAAATGGGAGTAACTTTTCTTCTGCTGTCCCTGGAAGAAACCCCATCTCCCTTGTGGGAACGATAGAACGAATGAGATGTATGTTTTCCCAAGGTGTACTCTTATCAAGCACATCTTGTAGAGCAAGATACAAAGCAGTAAATGTTTTACCTGTACCCGCGCTTCCGTTTAAAACAAGGTGGTCACCATCTGACCAAGACTCTCTGGCAACCGTTTGATTATCTGTTAGAGCGTCTATGATTTTTAGGTCATCAATCCTTATTTTCTTTGGTGCGGAAGATGTGACCTGACGTTGTTTCTTTTGCTGACTCATTTTAGCATCCTGCTGGTAGTCCACCGCATGCATCGCCTCTGCCATCGCCATCGGTGTCAAGTTGATCGGGATTAGGAATCAATGGACAGTTATCAACAGCATCACCAAAACCATCATCATCACTATCAGTGAAGTATGCTGCGTTGTAGTCAGTATCGTGTTCGTCCATTATTCCAGTTGCAACACTATTAAGATCGAGATTGTATGTCGGTCCATAGGAATAGTTTGTAAGGTCAACGTTGTAGATAGCAGTCAACCAAACAAGTATCCCTTGGTCGATAAGGACTGTGCCTGGATGCCCAAGGTTGTCTGTGAATATTGATGTCGCCTTTGCTCCTTGCATCGCGGTCACTTCAGGCAAGTCTCCAGCAGTAAAATGTTCACGCAGTTCGACAGATGATTGTCCGTAGGGGATGCAGAAGATATCAGTATTAGGAAATAGGACTCTCAGTTCGTCAATGAATGTATGCCAATTGGGTTTGTATGCTTCCCAGATTGCTGAGTATACTGCATCTGTGTAGTTAGATGGTTGTGGAATCCAAGGCAGAGCGATAAAGAATCTTGTGGATGGATTCTTGTCTAGAGCATAATTTATCCAGTTAACATATCCTGTTGTTGTAGGATAGTCGGGATGATAAGTCATTCCAAATAGTTCAACGTCCCCACCATCTAATACGCCAGTGATACTATTTTTCTTTGAACTATTATTCCAGAGTGCTTCAGGGGTTCCCGTTGCACCGCCAGAGAATACAACAACCTGAGAGTGTCCTGATATGCTTGCTGCACCAACATAGTTTGGCATCAGTTCTGCATAAGGTCTAAAGAAACTATGCCCAATCAAAAGAGAGTTCATGCCATCAACAGCATATGCATTGAAAGAGAATGATACTAGGAGTACTGCTAATAATTTATTCATTATGTTTTTATGTTATTACCTCTGCCAGAACCTTGTTTGATTCTTTTGTTTAAGTCTTTCCAACCATCAGAAGTCTTACCTAATATGCTTCCATGATGTGAAATAAGATTAGCAGTAGATTTATGTATCTGGACAAATCTACCAGAATCAATCCTTTCTTGAAGAGAAGCATGAGAACATAATATCTCTGTATCTTCTCCAGTCTTTAAATCTCTTACTTCATATGTAGGCATAACGAGTCCTTATTCATCATTGTGTTTATATTAGTATTAGTGGGGGGCAATGTACAATCTTTATTATAAGCATTCAGGATGAGAAGTCAACAACTTTCTCAAATACTTAACGACACCCCACCATTACGGTGGGATGCGAGATAAAATCACCTCCTTAAATACTTTGTCTAGAGTTTGCGAGATCAGAGATGTAAGTATCAAGATACTCTCTCTTCCTCTCTACCTTAAATGCTAATTGCGTCTTTCCCTTTTTGTTTAGTTTATGAATGTAGTGCGATAATTCTGCACTATCTTTTCTTAGACGTTCTAACTGGTGTGTTGTTACCATAGGCAAACTCCGTAAGGTTATTTAAGGAATCATAATATCTTACATAACAAGTCCCGATACTGCTTCCTCAATCAATGCTTTTTTAATTGCAGGGTGGGGACATTTCTTTGAGATCATATCTGTTAGTACGAGGGCATCTGCTGGATGGACTGCTTCAAGCATGCCGATAAAGATCGACTCTCGTTTTACTGAAGTCATATCTTCTCCAACACCACCAGCAATAAAGAATCTAAGTTTTGTATTTTGCTTCGACCAAGTAGATGGTTGTGCGCCCTCAGAACTAGGCGTATAAGGGGGTGCGCCTTTAGGAAGAAGGAACTGGATGCGGTCATCGAATGTGCATCGTAGATAGTCACAGAATGCAGATGACTTTGAATAGTGCTTAATCATCTTAACACGTTCTTTTTTGTTTTTCGCTTCTTGAATGCTTTCAAGTATTTCGAACAATTCAATTCTCTTAGTCTTGCCCGGTTGGTTTTCGGTTATCATTGTCTTACCTCAATTTTATTTAGTCAAGCAAGTTTTTAGATGCTTGCGATGAATCTTACAATTAATAATTCCATTGTAATAGTCATCTCGTATTAAAACGTCCCTGTCCATTTGCTCTTTGACCTCCAAGTAACTGAGGTCTCCTTTGGACTTTCCAAAATGTAGAATCTCTCTGTAATACTGCGCTGAGAGACCCTCATTTATCCGCTGTTGAATGATGACGTTACTACCATAGTATGAACGCCAGTCACTTTCCACGATTGACCTGACGCGCCTCTTGCGCTTCAGGGTGATTGGGAGGGTTTTTGGTTTGTGAAAAAACTTCTTCCCAACGTACTTCATGCCCGTGTCAATCTCTGTTATCACATAGACAAAACCTTGATACTCTTTTGGTTCGTCTTCATAGGATGGGTCATAAACTTCACCCTTGTAATGCCATGTCATACTATTACTTAGCCTCGATAGAAGTCCCGCACATTGGACAGAAGGCAGGTTCTTCATTATTTGGTTCGCTGACCAATACCTCGACTTCTGTTTCACATACTTCGCATTCTATTTCGAAAACATTTTTTATCACTATGCTGCGCCCCAAACGTTCTTCCAGTCACCACTCAATGCTCCGCGAGCATAGTCAGTGCTTTTATTTTCAAAGAAGTTTGTATGGATTGGTGCGTTTATCATTTCCTCAACCCAGAGCAGTGGGTTCTTCTTGACTTTAAATATTCCCTTCATGCCGAGACTAATCAATCGTCTGTCAGCAATGTAGCGGATGTATTCTTTGACTTGCTCTGGTGTTAGGTCTTCCATCGGTCCAATTGCAAATGCAAGGTCGATGAACTTGTCTTCAAGTGCTACCATCTTTTCTGCTACTTCATAGATGGCAGACTTCAGGTCATCATTCCATAGGTCGATGTTCTCTTCGATGTATGTGCGGAAAAGTTTTATCATAGACTCAGCATGCATGGTCTCATCAACGATAGACCAAGTTACAATCTGTCCCATACTTTTCATCTTACCGTGTCGCGGAAAGTTCAGCAACATGATGAAGGAAGAGAACAACTGCATGCCCTCGGTGAATGCGGAGAACGCAGCAATGTTAGTTGCAATAGATTCACGCGAACTACTATCAGCAGAAAGTTCTACAAGATATTCGTGCTTCTCGCGCATCGCTTCATACTCAAGAAACTCATTGTAAGTAGACTCTGGCATTCCTAGAGTCTCAATGAGGTGAGAGTATGCCGCAACGTGTAGTGCTTCCCTTGCAGCAAATCCGCAAAGCATCATACGCACTTCAGGTTGTTTGAAGTATGGCAAGTAGTTATCAACATAAGCACCCGCAACATCAATATCCCCTTGAGTAAAGAAACGGAAGATGTTGGTGAGGAATGCCTTTTCTTCGCTTGACAGTTTTCGCTGCCAATCTTTGACATCCTCTGCCATGCTCAATTCTGTGTGTAACCAGTGCGACTGTTCGTGCGCTAACCAACTATCATATGCCCAAGCATAATTAAAAGGTTTGAAACAAGAACGAGTTTCTGTAAGTTTTGTTGACATCTACTTTCCTTTTAGTTGTGTGTGGTTTTTAATGCTTGCTTATTACTTAGCCCTCTCTCTCAACCCTCACACGCAAGACATTCTCCGTCATCAATGACAGCAGTGAGGTCAATCTCTTTAATCACCTGACGTTCAATACGCGCACTTACCTTGTCTGCTTTACCAAGTTTCTCAGAGCGACAGTAGTACATTGTCTTAACGCCTTTCTTCCAAGCAAGGAAGTGAACCGTGTGCAGATAGACTATGTTTGTATCAGGACGGAAAAAAACATTTAGCGACTGAGACTGGTCGAGATAGAGTTGCCTGTCTGCGGCATGCTCAATGATCCAACGCTGATCTATTTCCATAGCAGTTTTGAATACATCCTTCTCCTCTGATTCCAACCACCGCAGATGTTGAACCGAACCATCATTGGCAATAATGCTTGACCAAATTTCGTCAGCATCCAGTTTGGTTGCACCCTCTTCAATCTTCCTATCAATCAACGCGACAAGATATTTGTTCTTGTTCAGGAATGCACCTGAGAGAGTGTCTTGCCTGTACGCATTGGCGCGATACGGTTCAATGCTTGGCGAGGTGTTGCCCATGATGATGCTGCTGGATGCATTGGGTGCGATTGCCATAGTGTGACTGAATCGCCTCCCTGTGCCTTCTGCATCGGGTGCTTCGCCCCGCTCACTTCCTAGTTGTAAGTTCGCCTCATCTATCTTTGTCTTTATGTGGGAGAAGATTCTGTTGTTCAATACCTTTGCCATTGCACATTCAAATGGCATAGATTTTTTCTGGAGGTATGCGTGAAACCCCAGTGCGCCAATACCAACAGACCTTTCGCGTTGTGCAGAGAACCTTGCTCTGGACACAGCATCAGGTGCATTGTCAATAAAGAATTGTAAAACGTTATCCAGCATCTCTGCCATGTCGCGCAAGAACAATTGGTTCTTACTCCACGCATCGTAGTGTTCAAGGTTGACAGAAGACAGACAGCATACAGCAGTCCGTTCTTTGTTAGTCGGGAGAATAATTTCAGAGCAAAGGTTTGACTGATGAATCCTTAGACCCAACTTCTTTTGAAACTCTGGCATCGCACGATTGCTTGTGTCGATGAAGTGAAGATAGGGTTCGCCTGTTTCCATACGCAACTCAAGTATCTTCTGCCACAGTTCCTTTGCTGATACGGTCTCACGGATTTCGCCATTGTGTGGGTCAGTCAAGTTCCAACCATCGTCTGCATCAGTGTCTTGCATGCACCGCTCAAGCAGTTCCATGAAACGGTCAGGAATATTGATGCCGTGATGAAGATTCAAACAGCGAACATTCTGGTCGCCCGTTGGTTTCCGCATCTCAAGAAACTGCATCATGTCTGGGTGTGAAATATCCAAGTAGGCAGCATAGGAACCTCTGCGAGTTTTACCCTGACGATATGCGAGACAAGATGCATCGTAAGTCTTTAGGTGTGGCATTACGCCAACTGACTTTTCATCAGATGCACGAATACCAAAACCAATACCAACACCGCCACCAAGCATAGACAACCAGTTGGTNTCAGAAAGATTTTGAACTAGTCCNTCTGCGGTATCGTCAATGTAGTTTAGGAAGCAAGAGATTGGCATACCCTTTTGAACCCTACCATAAGCAAGTATGGGGGTGGNGTANGACAACCANTGCTTAGANGNATACTCGTAGAGTCTCTGTGCATGCTCTGGGTTGGATGAGAANTGTTTAGAGACATAGGCGAAACGATGCTGCGGAGACTCTTCGTTTTCGCGCATGTAACTTTCTTTAAGTCTCTGGATTCCTAGTTTGTCAAATAGTTCATCTCGCGATAGGTCTATTTGAATACCCATGTATTCTTGTCGTGCCATTGTTCAAGTCGCCTGTGTAGAATGATTAAGAAATATTAAAGTGGTGAGGTATCTATTCCACCAGCACTAGGATCGGTCGATGCCTTTTTAAGAAGTCGTTTCCTTTTACCCATCACTTCTATGTAGTGTCTGGTTACTGGGCGCGTCTTTCGGAAAGTCATATTCATCGCAGTCGGAGCAAAGGCAACATTAGTTGTGTTGTTAGCCGCCATCTCTTCTCTTAGTTCTTTGAAGTTCTTCACTTAGATAGTTCTCCAGATGTGATGTAAATTTTTTGGTTGGTCGGCATGTGGGTGACTTCGAATATGTCGAGTCCACAAATGTTCGCTACTGGACGAGAGTCTTCATGTACGCGAATCTTATCATCCTTCCTACACATTTCTTCGCAAGTAGAGTTGAGCATCTTGCCGCCTTCGTTCATACGATAGACCCCTGGAGACATTGTGCCATCAGGTAAAATAAACCACTCACTGCTTTCTGCTAAGATGTCGAGAGGGTCTATGCCGCATCGCTCTACAATCTTTTCAATGCTCTTATCGGACAGTTCTAGTTTTTCCTTTATCAGAAACAGAGCAGCAGCATAAGAACCAAGCTTGCTCTTGCCGCCTGGAATTTTATTGACCAATCTTTTTATGCTGAAAACTAAACGATGGAATGTATTGTAGACTTCCTTTTCTGCACTGGTGGTAGGTTTTTTTATTTTCTTTCCGTCCTCATCAATGATACCAAGTTTGTATGCGCCAGTCTCTTCCCACGGTGTTGTTAGAAGACGGAGAAATCTGAGCGTGTAAACTAAGTCTGCACTGCGTGTTAATATTCCCATTAGATGTTCCTAAGTTTTTCTATGACACATTGATCCATAGAAATTTCTGTGTATTGATCTTCCCTAATCGCTCGTTTAAAAACAAGGAAAGGTTTTATTATTGGGAATTCATTTATTCCTATTTTAAACTCAAGCATATTGAGACAGGGTTCATGTCCAAAGACATTAAAAAGAACGGTGATGTGGTTTAGCAATAACCTTTCACCAAGGTCTCCTCCCCTATGATACCTATTTATCAAACGCTTTATGTATTTGAAACGGTGTAGGTCATCATAAAATTCTTCTGCATCAATACTACGAGGCGTGTGATAGTGTCTCGCAGCATACAATAAAAAGTTATCGTCATTCAAATTTTCAAATAGTTCCATTAGTATTCCTTTCCTCTTCTTATTACTTATAGGAAATAGAATAGGGAACTACAGACAAAGAAAGTGCAGTCACTACAACCGCACTTTCTTGTCTAACAGAGCATAGACCTACTTTCTGGGAGAGCGAGGTGCTTTGCCATCACCGTTGTTAAGGTTGTCAGTGCCTCGTCTGCTTGGAGCCTGACTCTTTACGCCACTAGGCAACGCTGCCTTGTTGTCTTCCATGTCTTCGTAGTCAGGGTTAGACTGCTTATGCTTGAGGACGAACTCTGCTTCGCCTACGGAAGTAAGCACATCAAGCATAGGTTCAGTAGATGTCGCCATCTTAGACTGGTTCTTTGCTTGTGGAGTTTGGTTCAAACCAGAACGCTTCTTGTCCATTACGGCAAGTGCTTCACGCATGCTGGTAACTCTCCAGTCTGCTTCTGATGCAAAGTCTTCCTTACGCATACCCTTCATCTTTTCTTTTGTGGGTTCGCCATTGTCATCGACATCAGAATTACGCATTGCACGTTTCTTAATACGAGCAGCATCTTCTTCATCACCTTCGTTATCAAAGTCGTCTTCTACTTCTTCGTAGGCAGTCTTGATTTGCTTTTCTTTAGAGGGCGAATTCTTCGAATTGGGTTGGTCTTCTCCAGGTTCGTTAGCAGGTTGTTTGCCGTATCCCTTTTGAATTTCTTTGTCAACTGCCTTGCGGTTGGTGGCAGTCGCCTTGCGGTTTCCACCGACCTTCTTGTCATCCTTGTATGCTTCTTCTTCATCCGCTACAGGATCATCACTCTCTTCCATCGCCTTCAGTTTTTCACCGATGACTTGCAACCACTCAGGCATTTCAGCAGACTCTTTAGCGTCCTTCATTCGGTCGTTCTCGTCATCCTTCATCTCTTCGTCATCTTTGACTGCTTTCTTAGAGAAAGGATTGACACCCTTCTTAGGTTTCTTAGATTTCTTTTCGTCATCTTCAGAATCGTCTTCGTCATCATCGTCCTTAGTAAAAGGATTCACACCCTTCTCTTCATAGGCAACTTTGACTTGCTTCTCTTTAGAGACCTTTGGGGGATTCTCGCCTGGCTCATTAGCAGGTTCTTTCCCTACGCCTTTAGCGATTTCTCCACTAACCTTTTTCCTGCGACTTGCAAGATACTTGTCAGAAGAATCCTCATCACCATCGTTGTCGATGTCGCCATCTTCCTTGCCTACTGGGTCAAGTTTTTTCTCTTGGACTTCTTTCCAAGATTCCCATATTGATTTGATTGATTCTATGTCCACAATAATTACTCCGAGGTTTCTTCTTTAGTTGTTTTATTTATACCATTATTCATTGCCACTTGACTTTCGTAGTAATCAATAATTGCTTGTTGCTGTTCTATGTAACGCTTTATCTCTGAAAGATTTAACGATAGATTTTCATACCCTATTACTGATGTAGCGATAACAGCAACTGCGCCATTCTTTCTCTCGTATTCAAAAAGAAATTCTTCAACATTGTCAGATGTAATAGCATACCATCTAACATCATTTAGTTTGATAGGTCGAGGATGCGCCCGTAAAGGAATCTCTTGCTTCTTGACTATTGTTCTTGACACTACTACTTCAGGGGTTGACGCGCAACCGATTAAATTACCTGTTAGTAATAGACTCAATATCATTAAAGGTTTTTTTAGTGCCATCATTTATTCTATTCTCTATTAGTACAGGTTTTTTCAATGTTAGTCGAGTAAGGTTATGCCTTTGAAGCATGTCTGCCAACTCGCTCTTTCGTTCTTCTGACCGTTGAAGTTCTATTTCAAGTTCAGCAGAGAGGACTTCAGTCTTTCGATAGTCCTCTTCCATATCTGCTATTGCCCTTTGATTATCTTCATCGGCAATACGGAGAATTACATTATTTTCTTTCAGTTGACTTATGGTACTCTGGGTATCCTTGTAATAGAAATACCCACCACTAACCAGCGTTGCACCAAGGAACATCAATATTAAAGTAGACTGCATTACTTACCCTTCTGCTGCATAGAACGCAAAGTCTTCAAAAGAGTAATGCGATACTTGCGCTTCTGGTCTGGTTTCTCAAGTTTGTCATAGACATTAAGCAGTTTATCTATCTGAGGTTTCTTCAGTTGGACAGTCGCTGCGCCCTTGACTGGAGATACCCTGATATCAAACTCACCGTTTCCAAAGTTTGCAGAGTCTTGCGCCTTACGCAGCTGCATTACGATGTGGTCATCTTCACCCTTTGATGGGCGAACATAAGTTGTAGTCTTAGGTATCAAGCGAGTCTTCTTATCCTTACGACCCGCCTTAGTATCTCGCTTCGCTTTACGGTCTGCGATCATTTCCTTTTCGCGTTGGGTCAACTCATCAACTTGCTCGACTTCTTCATTAGGATTCTTGTTAGCAAACTTATGACCTTTGACAATCTTTTTCTGCGCCAGTCTATTGGATTGGTTCTTTGTATTTCTTTCCATCGACTTCATGTGGGCAGCTCTCTGCCTATTCTTTTCAGCAGCATCAGTTGACATCCTGTCGTTAAGAACTTCATCAACTTGCTCGGCAGATTCAAGCACCCATTCCAATGGACGGTATGCTTTGCTTGTGCCAGTGTTCTTTTTAACAACCCATTTGTTGTCAGGATATTTACGACCCATATCTGAAGGTGTTGTCGCCCGTTGCCCAACCTTTGTTGCTTTTGCTTTTGGCGCAGTTGCTTTGATGTCTTGGTTCTCATCAACCTGATCGACAGACTCATATGCTTTTCGATATGCATCTTTTTGTTTCTTCGGAGTATATAGTCGCGAACGACCCTGTGACATATTATCTTTGGCAGTCTTGATAGCAAGTCTAGGTTTGTCGCCCAAGCGTATAAGAGTTTTTACATCCCTCTTAGTTTCGCGATCCATCTTCTCATCAACCTGATCGACATCTTCGCGCATTTTAGGAAGCGCACGACTTATGCCCCTGAAGCGATTGTCTTGTTTTCTTGCAGCTTTATCGAACTTAGCAAGTCCTTGCTTTGATGTCTTTGTCGCTAATACGTCATCCATTTTTTTGTTTTGGTTTTTTATATCTGTTCGCGCCTTACCCACATACCTAGTCGCAAGACCTCTACTAATCTCATCAACTTGCTCGGCATCTTCTTTGACGAACTTGACAGGAACCTGAGTCATACCTTGCCTACCCATATGCTGTGTTACATAGTGTTCACCATCAGGCCACTTACCCTTAAAGTCTCTATGAACTTTAGCATATTTTTTCTTAGTCATTTCGATCTCGCCATTCTTATTCAGTTTAGCGACAATCTCATCAATCTGTTCAACGTCTTCTTTGACGATATGTCCAGGTTTGTAGGCAGAGGTCAACAAGCGAATGAACTTGAGTTTCTGTGACTTGGTTTCAAATACGGGTTCATCAATCTCACCAGAAGAACTTTCCTGTGTAAGATAGTATGCCAACCCACGCTTCATGTTGACTTTGATGAGAGGCATGATGCTACCAGCAACAGTTCCACGACTTGTGTAACGGAAGATTTCTTCTCCCGCCTTCAACCTAACACTCTTGGTGTATTTCTTATCAAAGGCATTGAGCTTAAAGATTACCATAGCAGTTCGCGCACTTGTTCCGATAACGCCTACTTCTTTGTAACCCTCTTTGCGACCATAACCCAACGCTGAGTCTTCACCGAAATCAGGTTTGTCGGTGTATTGAATCTCTATCGCCTTTTCCATCAAGGCATTAACGTCATAAGGTTCAACGCGCAATCCTTCTTTCAAAGACTTAACACTTACTCCCATATCGCCCTGTGCCATGCTGACACCTTGCCCGTCACGCTTGTATAGGTATGACGCTTGTGCCATAGGATTTTTTACACTCTTCAGGGTAATCTTTTCAATCTTGCCACCCTTCAGTTTGCTTTTGCGAGTTACGATGAACTCTTTCTCACCACTGCCACCCATGACAGAACTGAAATCGATAGTTACTTTCTGCTTGCTCTTCAGTCTATCAAACTGTTCTACACTGATGCCTTCGCTAAGACCTTCATTTCGTTTACTTTTCTGATAAGCGTTGTACTCTTTACGCCTCTTAGCATCTGCTGCTTTCTCTTTAGGGGTCATCTGTGAAACAGGTTTCTTTGCTTCTCCAAATTGCTCAACAGATTCGAACTCTCGACCATATGAACCTGTTCCGTCTTTTTTGTCTTGTGCTTTAATTTCCTTTGCCATCAACTTCATTGGAGATTTATCAAAATCGAGATCGTACTCACCATAACCCTTCTTACCATCTTTTCTTTTCCATTCATAATAAAACTCACTTTTAGAACCGCTTACTGGCACTACAACAACATCCCGTCCAGCGATTTTCATTTTCTTTCTACTCGCTTCATCAACCTGCTCGACAGATTCGTTCTGCTGGTCTTTCATTGCTGATTGAACTTTTGCTTTAACACTCTTCCAAGCAGCAACATAGTCGCGAGTCTCTTCATTTGGTAGCAACTCTTTTACTCTGGCATCAAATGCTTTACGCGCACCTGTCTTCATTGAAGTGCCACCACTCTTCCAACCATCACGATACAACTTTCCAAGTTCGTCATCTGTTTGAGTGAGTTTATGAACCTTGGCGATTACGCTTTTCTGCTTACCAGTAAGGGCTCTCCAAGCATCCTTCACGATTTCTTTTGCTGCCTGTTTATACGACTTACTGCCATCAATAAGTCCAGGCATAAGCATGTTTATGGGCAGGTTTGCTTCCATCAAATCACTGATTGATTCGTTGAACTCAACAGATTCGCCATAGACATCTTTAAATGGAATAGTGACACCATGCTTAGACTTGAGAACACTGGCAGCAGTCTGTGACAAGAACTTAATCTTTGCCCTTGCAACGCCTTCAAGTTCCTTTGCGCTTCTTCCTTCAAGGAACTTTGTCATCTTCTTATAAGCAGGACCAGTAGGGTCAACCTTATTAAGAGTTGAAAACTGTTTTCTAAGCGTCTCTATCTGTGCTTTAGAAAAACCTTCGTCAATACTTTCCATTGTTCTTTTTCCTTTGGGTGCTGGATGCATTTTGTTAACAGCGGCTTTCGCTTCTGCTGCGCTTTTGTATGGACCCATCTCATGAGTCTTCTTACCGTCTGTAACTTTGACAAAGATAGGGGAGGACATTGATGTGCCACGCCTAACTGTCTTAATATTTATATCGCCACGAACATGGGATGATATGAGTTTATCTGTGCCTTCACCGATAGATTCTTTCTTGCAATCAGGAACCAACTTACCACCTTTCTTCTTAGTGCCAGTTGCCTTGTATCCATCCCAACAAGAATCGCTTCCAACGTTGTCACGCGCTTTTTCCAAGTTGCCTTCTTCTTTGTAGATGTCCTTCTTGTATTTAGAAGCACCTTTCTTAGCGTCTTTCTTGCGGTCGCGTTGGACGGTCGCCTTGTTAAAAGTCCGTAGATACTTTGCTACTGGATTGCTCTTACCTTTCATGACCATGTTCCTAATAGTTTAACTTTATTTATACGTCAGCAAAGTGCGACTTAAAACGTTTAATAGTTCTTTCCTCTTTCATATATAGACTTTTATATGCTTCACGATCTTTTTGTCTAAGGTCTCTCAACTCTTTACCAAACACTTTCATCATTTTTTGGTTCATCTTTTTTTCTTTCTCGTAAGCAACAGTCCAAGCAGTCTTTGCTGCTCTCCACTTAGGATTAGTCCTGATGTTTTCGGGTGTCATACCCATTGAGTCTTTGTTCTTACCTTTATCATAACCCAATGACTTCTCTACCGCATCCCACTTTGCTTTCAGTTTGTTGACAGTATCTTTTTGAGCAGCAACTTGCTTTGCAGAAAGATAGAATACTTTGCCGTATTCCTTTTCCAAGTCAACGCCTTCCTTGACATCCTTCTGTCCAGGAGTTGTGTACTTTGCGAAAGCAGTTGATGCGTCAGTTCCCCACTCCATCTTCTGTGGGTTGTAAGATATCTTTTTACGAGTCTTCTTCATTACAGTGCTGCTACTCTTGTCTTGAAGTTTGCAAAGTCGGTTGATGCTGCGACTACTGTTTTCAATGCTTCCTTGGTAAAGATAGTTTCAGTCGTTCCACCTATTGTTTGCGTCCATACTCCTGCTGCTGATGTGAAGTCTAAGGAGGCAAGATTTGATGTAATATGTATGTGACCAGCAGTGGTATCGTTTACTGTAGTACCCCTAGAACTAACTATGAGTCCCTTTTCACCTTGGTTAGTTTGTCCTGCTAATACTCCAATAGCAACAGCACGAGTACCTTGGTTAGTTTGTCCTGCTTGTTTCCCAATTGCAAGTCCGTGAACAGATTGACTATTTTCCCCTGCTTGGTATCCAATGCCAATCGATTCTGCTGCTTGGGTATTCTGTCCTGCCTGCTGCCCGATGGCAATGGAATTTATTGACTGAGTATCATACCCTGCATTGTTACCGATTGCAATTGAATATTCATTTTGAGAAATATTACCTGCCTGTCGCCCGATGGCAATGGCATTTGCCAACTGATCTGTCTGCCCAGACAGACTACCAATGGCAATTGCATAATTCCCTTGGTCTGATTGACCTGCTGCTTGGCCAATACCAATAGCACCTAGCCCTTGGTCAACATTACCGCATGCGAAACCGATTGAAACACCTTGATTTCCTTGACGAGTTGTTCCTGCAAGGTCTCCAATTGCTACACCAGCAATGCCCTGTGTGATGGCACCTGCTTGTTTTCCGATGGCGACAGCATCCACCCCTTGAGTGGTCATACCTGCTTGTTGCCCGATGGCAACAGAATATTCTGATTGATTAGTCTGACCTGCCTGACTTCCTATGGCAACACTAAATTGATCCTGTCCTGTTTGACCTGATAATATTCCGACAGCGACTGTGCTAGCCCCTTGAGATATTGTACCTGCTCCACTACCAGCAGCAAATGCGCCATTGCCAGCACCAGTCTTCGATGATAGGAAGTCGCCAGTTACCGTCAATCCACCAGATGCTCCCGCGACTACATTGGTATTTTCGTCCCAAGCAGCTCCGTCCCATCGTAGATTAGCACCCGATACTGTTCCAGCAGGTAGGGAAGCAACAGGATTTCCGTTGACCGAAACGCTGCCACCAGTAAAGTTCCAGTTACCTGCTGATGTGAAATCCAAAGAAGCAAGACTAGACTTTATGTGAATGTGTCCAGCACTGGTATCCTCCAGAGGTGCGCTACTTGACGCATTAAGTATGATTCCGTTAGCACCTTGGTTTGTTCGACCTGCCAAATATCCAGCAGCGATAGAATAAGCACCTTGAGTATTGAAACCTGCTTGGTATCCTATGGCAACAGAATTTGTTCCTTGGCTGGTTTTCCCAGATTGCTGACCAATCGCAATTCCAAAAGTCGCTTGGTCAGTTTGCCCTGCTTCCTTTCCAACCCCAATAGCAGCCTCCCCTTGGTTAGCAGCACCTGCCGATCTACCAACGGCAACTGCATATTGACCTTGGTCTATTTGCCCTGCGACCGCGCCAAGGGCAACAGCACCGATACCTTGGTCAGTATTACCTGTTCCGAAACCGATTGCAATAGTTTGATTTCCTTGACTGTTTGCTCCTGCAAGGTCTCCAATTGCTACTGAGGATGTACCTTGCGTTATTGCACCTGCTTGTTTACCTATGGCGACAGCATCTAACCCTTGAGTGGTCATACCTGCTTGTTGTCCGATGGCAACGGTATAGTCAGATTGATTAGTCTGACCTGCCGAGCTACCAATCGCAACTGCAAGCGTTCCTTGATTAGTTGTAGCTGTGCTTGTGCCAATAGCGACAGATTTTGTGCCTTGGGTGGTCACCCCTGTATTGCCACCGATAGCGACTGAATTTGACGCTTGGGTATTTTGACCTGCTAAGTATCCTATGGCAACGGAATTAGCACCTTGAGATGCCTGACCAGCATCAGGTCCAATTGCAGTCGCAAAATTCCCTTGACTTGTCAGTCCTGAGTTGAATCCTATTGCAACTGCTTCAGTACCAGCACCACTCTTCGCTGCTAGGAATTGTCCAGTGACCGTTAATCCACCAGCAGATGGCGCAACTACGTTAGCGTTATCAACCCAAGCTGAACCACTCCATCGTAGAGTACCGTCTGTCGATCCAGTAGGTAAAGCAGCAACAGGAGAACCACCAACTGAAAGTGCGCCACCAGTAAAGTTCCATCCACCTGATACAAAATCCAGACTTGCAACACTTGATGCAATGTGAATGTGACCAACTTGTGTATCGTTTATTGCACTGCCCTTAGAACTAAGTATGAGTCCGTTAGCACCTTGAGCGGTTTGACCTGCTGAGTTACCGATAGCGACAGCATTGATCCCTTGGTTGGTTTGACCTGCATCGGTTCCCATTGCAGTCGCGAAATTCCCTTGACCTGAAGCACCTGCTTGCTGCCCGATGGCAGTTGTATTTGTTCCTTGGTTGGTTTGACCTGCTTGGTTACCAACAGCAGTCGCATAATTTCCCTGACCCGTATCTCCCGCACCTTCACCGGCTGCAAAAGCATTAGTACCAGCACCTGTATGAGATGACAGCAGCGTACCTGTTACAGTAACATCACCGCCACTTGAAACTTTGAGGGTATCAGTTCCTATCCAAGCAGAACCATTCCACTTTAGGATAACGCCATTGCTTGATCCAGCAGGCAAACTAGCACCACTGATAGCAGTGATAGACGAATCTAGTGCAGTGAAGTTACCATCTAACTCTGCTGCTGTTAGATAAGTACCCTTCACAAGTCTGAGAGTTAATGTTGTAGACATAATACTTTATTCCTAATAGATTATTATTATTGATTCGTCCTATTTTTAAATTTTACGAGTCTTCATCATGTTTCTGCAATCACAGACCATTCAAAAAAGACAGACACGATGGTTATACTATCACGAAATGAAGATAAAGTCTTAGTTGCCGCTCCATCGATTGTCTGCGCCCCGAATGCATCAATTACGATTGCGTTGGCGGTGGCATCGTTTTTCTTAATCGTATACTGCTTGCCAGGTACGAGAAAGCAATCAGGAAGGGTAATTGTCGTCACCGCGCTAGGCGCTTGGGCAAGTATAATATCGTCAAATACATCTAATGTGGTATCAACACTTACGAATCCAAAGGCGAGAGTATTATCTGATGGGTTCCAACCATTATATGCTCCAGAACCAGTATAAACCATCTGACTATTGGATTGCGTCATAAACACTGTCTCGCCAAGCTCCATACCTGTTAGTGCTAGTAACTCGGCATTGTTATAGCGTTTTAGTATCGGTCCATACTTACCAAAACGTGATGGTGAAGCAGCAGACACCAACCAATCAGCACCACTGTAAATAGCAGTGTCTCCAGGAGCAATAATAGTTGGAGAAACTGCAATGTCTATTGCTCTAACAATTTCTTGTGCGAGAACCTGACACCCTATCTCATTATAATGAACACCATCGCCAGTCGGGAATGAGGTAGCTCTATTTATTTTTGGAGCAACGTCAGCAACGCGAGTTACCCCAGCATATCCTTCAAGGAGTCTAACCTGTGCATTAAGTTCTCGAACTTTAGTTACAAAAGCATTCTCTGCTGTTGCTGGCATATAGGTGGTAACTACTATGACCCTTGGATTTGATATCTTCACAATGGCATCAATAGCATTGCGATATCTTTGCATAAGGAGGTCAGTATAGTTATCAGGTTTTGGCGTATTGGTCGCATCCCAATAAAGAGCATCGTTACCTAATAAGTTGATAACCACAACATCCAAATCTAGATTAGAACCCGTCACTGGGTCAGGACCGAGATTAGCGGTTTGTCCACTTAGGTCTGTGCCAAGCATGGCATCAACTCTTTCAAAAATACCAGTGCTTAGATCATCTGGTCCAGTGCCTTGGACAATATTTCCAATAGAACATCCCGCTAAACCATATGAGGAAATTCCTAACTGGTCTTCCATCAGGATAGGATACAACTGTTTATTTGCCAAGTAATATTCCATAAAGGCAAACGTTGATTCATCCCTCAGATAAAAGTAATTTGGGTCGCCAACAGTACCCTCTGCTGGTGAAACGCCAGTAGTGTAACCAGTAGGAGCGTGAAGTGGGGGGTTGTTATCTGTGTGTATTGCACTTGATGCTGCTTGGTACTGACCACCAGAAATATTGCTGTCACCTATGACCGCTATTCTTATATTTCTTTTAGGAATAGTATGCTTTGCAATCACCATAGCATTTCTGATTCTGCCCGTTGGGTTCAATGGGAAGACTCCTGACCCAGCGTTTCCACCTAGAAAAATGCCAGCAGGATCTAATTGATCTGCATCACCAAGGTCACTCTGAAGTATTAAAGACTTGTTCCTATAGACACAAATTCTATGTGGCGTTGGAGAACTAGAACCATGGACTGTAAATGTTACTACACTATGTGTCCCTAGGGCATCACTCGCTATATTACTTGTTTCTATTTTATCAGTACTACCTGCCCCATTAATTGTGAGGGCAAATTTTGATGGTGTTGCTGCTAGTGTCTCTACATACCATACGTTTGGCAGCAAAGGGTCATTGGAAGCAGCATACAATAAAGTCATAATCTCTGACGCAGATGCAGCAGAATCAACAACGGTAGTAGTATCGAATACAGAATTTTCAATTTCATATTGGATAGTAAAACCATTGACTTTAGGATTATCAAAAAGAGAATTCAAGGCCGGAATTCCCCAACCCAGCATCGCAGTTTGGGGTGGTCCTAAAAATCCGTCACTGGTGTAACTAAGATTACCAACGCCCCCTGCAATTACTGTGACTTGCGCTGTTCCGATATCGTTGGCACTAGTTGCTGTGAACTTTTCTACAACTCCCAACTCTCCCACAACAGCATCGGCATAATCAACAAAACCATCACCTGCACCAGGCGCTGTTGGTCCTAGAGAACCACTGGCATTAAATCGAACCTGATCGCCATAAGATGGATTTGAGGAAACACTATCTGGTGATAAAATTCCAACAAAGGAAGACGCTTGCTGATCGGCACTTACCATTTGATAATAGGAATTGACGTATAGACCGTTCGAGTCTACTAACATCCTTGGGGTTTCTGCCCAAATGCTCCTATCGCTATCCCACGCAGCAACCTGCCCTTGGGCGGTTCCAGCAGTGATTACACTATTAGTAATAGATGAATCTAATGCAGTGAAGTTATCATCTAACTCTTGCGCTGTTAACTGACTACCCTTGGTGAGTCGCAGTGTTAAGTCTGTGGCCATATTAATTTATTCCTAATCCGTTAACGTGTTAATATTTATACTTTTATTTATACCCGCAAGGAAAATAAGTTTTACACTTTAGAAAACTTCTTTTTGATGTCAGAAAACCTTCTTGTTCCAACTTTTTCTTCTTGGACAACAGGTTCAGTTTTCTCAACAGCGGTCAACCACTTCTTGACAGTTCTATTCTCGTCAAGTTCAACCACAACATAGTTTGTTCCAAAATAGGTTATGATGCCCATCTCGTCAGACTCTTTTATGATTACAGTGTCGCCAATCTCAAACAGTTTGCCTTGCACAAACTGTTCTCGTTCTTCGGATACAGATTCAAGTTCTATGTGACGTTTGAATACTGTGTTCTCTTTTAGTCCCATCCCATTACGCACATCAATGAACAACTTCTTTGCATCTTTGTTTGCCATTGCTGGAGGTAATCCTTGGGAGAAGGTTACAAAATCATTTTCGCTTGCCGCCTTTCTCATCTTAGATGCTGACATACCCGAAACGCCTTCGGCATCTGGGTCTCTCTCACCAGCACTAACAACTGAGATAGACTTGAAGTTATAGAAACCGTGTGCGCCCTTCACCCCATTGTATTTGTTGAGTAGGGTTTCAAACTCTCGGACACGGTCGCTACCAGCAACGAATACTACGCTACGATAACCCTTGTCATAGAGATAGGTTGATGCATCAAATACGGTGCGAACTGATTTGCTTATTATTACTCTTCGGGCATGTCGCGGAAACATCTTTCGCACTTGCTTAATCTTTGTGCTGTAGTCTAAAGGATTTTTCTTCTTGTCTTGACTCTGTGACAAAAACGCAAAGTAGTCATTCTTCCCTGCTTTCTGTGCCAGAGAATCTAGAAGTTTTTCGTGTCCGATAGTAGGAGGATTAAGTCTGCCAAAAGTATAGTAGGCGACCTTATCTTCCTCTTGCAGATATTTGCTAAATGATGATACCATTATGCTTATTTCTCTTCACTTTTGTTTTTAGCGTTAGACCTTCGTTCCCTGTCTTGCTTTCGAACATCGGGAAGAAGTTTCTTTGACATAGTATCTATACGACCAGAAGCACTCTTCAAACGCTTCTCAATGTTCTGTCTCTGGGCAAAAGATAACTCACCTTTCTGTTTGCCCCTCATCCACTTTGATACCAGTGCGCCCTTCGCTTGCTTCCTTGCTCTGAGTTTTAGTTTCTCAGTTGACGGTGCGCGTTTCATAGCACGTTTCTTTGCCATCTGGATACGCTTAGACATTTTCTTCATACGCTGCTTTGCTTTGATACGCTGGGCAACGGTGTATGCTTCATCAGTCTGCTCGACAGACTCTTCATACTTGTATGGAAGTTCTTTAACAATCTTGACTGGAACTTTTGTAGTCCCTGCGCCACCGCCCAAGGAGGTAAATTTTACGCCTCCCTTTGTTACTCCAGATTTCTGGTTCTGTATGATGTAAAGTTTTCCACCACTCTTGCCCTTTTTGTTTTTAGGGTATGAATCATATTTCGCTTGGGTCATCTCAAGTGGACGAACCTTTTCATCAAGATGCTCAACAGATTCTTTGATGCTGACGTTTGGTGCAGGCGACACGCTTGAACTCACATCGACAGATACGAACTTGTCCCTGAATGATGCAACGCTCATCAGTTTACCGACAAAGTCTTCGTCATCGTTTAGTTTGTTGCCCAATTCTACATCGATGGCATACTTCTTGTTTACAAGATAAACAGAAAGTCTTTGGATACTCTTCTTCTCTTTCTTTGCAATCTTGAATAGGTTTGTTACAACGCGCTGAACCTTTGCAGGTAATTCATCTTTTGAAAGATACTGCATCGCTTCATCAATCTGCTCGACTTCCTCACCGACAGTTCCACGGTGACGCTTCTGCGCCTGATAGTTTATGTACTGACCTTCGCCAGGAACATAGTCAACGACTGTAAAGTCTTTGAAGGAAAGTCTTCGTGGTTCATCGTCCGTATTTTTCATGATGGATATTTCCCATTACCGATTTCTAGTTTATTTTTTGGCATGTGCTTCTGTGTGCGTTTGACATATGCTTTCGCTTCTTCTTCTGATTCAAATCTACCCATCTTACTATTTGACTTAAACGAACTGGGCGAGTGAACATACCAAGGATGAGACCTTTCGGTCTTTGCTTCTCTAAGGTATTTAGCGAACTTTATCATTTCTTTTCCAACGTGTAAGTTGTTGCCACCCTGTTTGTACTTTCTTTGACCTTGAAGTCTTTGGAGAAGTATCGTTTTATCAAACGACTATACAACTTCTCGCGACTCTGCATCTTCTTTGCTGCTTCAGGGTCAACTTTCTTGATTGCTGCCATTTTCTTGAGGTCAGTTTTCTCTGCGCTGAACATGATATACTTCGGGTCTTCCTCTTTTATGAACTGCCTAATGGCATCAATGACGGTTGCGAATACCCTGAGTTCATCGCCTTGCCCAGTTGCATCCAAAGATGACGCTCTGGTATTTGCGCTCTTTGTTCGTGTGAATATAATTTCCCAATCGAGTTCTTCAGGTTCGTTGACTTCAGGCGTACCAACCATTCTAATCTTTAGTTTGGTTCCGTCACCCAATACTGCTTCGCCTGAGTACATTGCACTACCGCCCCCACCCATGCGCGTCAGCGATATTTTATATGGGGAGTCGAACGCTTCGTTGAATTGTGAGAATGTTTTCATTATACCTTTCCGTATGAAAACATGATGGGCATCTGCTTGATGCCGACTGCCTTTGCAATTCCAAGTCTATGATTGCCTTCGCCCAGAAGAACTTCAACGTCACCGTTCTTTCTTCGGTCGATGGTTACATAACCGTGTTCTTTGATTCCGTTCTTCTTGATGTCAGCAGTCAGTTTCTTCATCTCTGCTTCGGTGTTCTTACCAGTGTAACCATCAATCATCTTGCGGTCGTATTCTCTTATCTTCCACAACTCGCTTACGTCAATCATCGGTGTAAAGTTATCAGCAACCTTTATGTTACCGTTCGCAAATATCTTGATGATGTTCTCAAGAGTTACCTTACCACCACATGCTTTCTTCAGTTCGCCTTGTGAACGAACATATTCGGCAAACCCTTCTTGTTTCTGCCCACTATACTTCCGTGGTCTGTATTGTTTGTACGGACTCTTTGGTTTGGCATACTTTGCGAGGACAGCATCCGACTTCTTCATCACCTTATTAATTTCTGCCTGAGAAACGGGTTCAAAGTCTGCCAGCAGGTCATCAAGAAAACCTTCTTGCACAAGATATGATTTTAACCTTTTCACTTACCTTTCCTCGTCATAAAGAAGAGAGACTCTCTGCTCCCCGCCTGAACTCTTATCGTATACTTACCCGAAAAATATTTCTTTGCCATTCGCAGATACAACTTCTCGCGACTCTGCAACTGTTTGGTTCCAGTGTCCTTAGACTTCTCTGCCCCAAAGGATACATACTTAGGGTTTTCTTTTTTCAGAAAGTCCTTAGTGACTGCCAGCACAGTAGAGAAGATTCGCATAGCGTCACCTTCCCCTGTTGTGTCAAATCTTGTTACTTGTGAACCAGACTTCTGACGAAAGAAACTTAAAGTCCAATCATACTCATCGTAATCGTCAGGATGTTCTGAACCTGTAATGAGTACAGTTACCTTACCACCGTCTTCAGTCTGAAAGGTATACTCGTACTCATCGTTATATTTCTTACCACCACTGTACTTGTATGGTGTGTCAAACGCTTCTGTAAGGTAGTCGCCTAATCCTATCACCTACCCGCGCCCCTTAGAGTCCCAACCCTTTAAGATGTTGGGCGAAAAGTTATTGTAACTAAACTCCATACGGTCAACGAGTTTAACCGCATTGCCGCCAAGTTTATCAATGGCAA